TACTGACCATAAAATACAAAAACCTAGATAAATCAAAGAAATATCATAGGTGGTTTGATGCAGGTGATATACAATCTTACTCACATTTAATGAAAATATTTGAGGTGTGTGAGCATACACCACAGATAAAGCATTGGTTAGCCACAAGAGAGTATCAATTTATTAAAGACATCAAAGAAGAAGATGTACCAAAGAATTTATGTTTGCGTGTATCAGCAATTAAAGTAGATAGTCCACCACCTAACTTTTGGAAATGGACATCTGGTGTACACAAAGATAAACCTGCAATAGGTAGGGAGTGTCCTGCTTACAAACAAGATGGTGAGTGTGGTAGTTGTCGTGCCTGTTGGAGTCGTTCAGTTAAACAAGTAAGTTACAAGGAGCATTAGTATGAATAAAAAAGAAATAGATATAGATAATGAAATAGAAAAAAGATGGGAAGATTTTAATGAGTGGCTAGATACCTGTCCTTTTAAATGGTCACGATCAAGTCACCCAACAAGTGGTATGACTGCAATTAACTTTGATATAGAGGAGGAATAATGAGAGAATATACATTCGTAAAAAAAGGTCCAATTAAAATAGGTGATGATACTGTCGTCACAGAAATAAAAGCAATGAGTTTAAAAAAAGCATTGCGTTCTTTTCAAACTAAGGCAGGAGATTTACATGCAGTAGTTGTGGAATGGACAAGCCGTAAAGGAAATCCAAGTAGTAAGGTAGTTAGACTACCATATAAATCTAGGAAAGAAAGGAAAGGCAGACTATAATGAATAAAAAACTACCAGATATATACAACATAAGAAGAGCATTAGAAGATTGTATAGAAGAAAAACTAAAAGGTAATGTGACAGATGTAGGTACTTGGTTAGATTTTAGTGGTGCTGATGTTGCTTTTAATTTAAATAAAAAAAGATATAACATTGAAATAAATGATATAACAAATAGTGATAAAGATAATGTTTGAATTCAAGCATCCAAACTATTATAAAAAAATAAAAAAAGAAAATCGCTTGACAAATAAAGAAAAGTATGATAGGGAAATAGACAATGAAAAAATACAAAGTAAGAATAACAGGACTGGGAATAGAAGCAACAGCGATAATACCATTCGAAATAGAACCAACACTAGAACAAGTAGAAAATAAAATTGCAGAATATTTAAATCATAATCTAATGAAGATTGATAAAGATGATTTTTATTCTGTTGATAGATACTCTATTACATACGAGGAATTACCTATTGAATTATAAACAACAATTAGCAGTTGTGCAAGGTTTGTTTGTGCCACCAGATACAAACATTAGAATGGATTGCCCATTTTGTAATAATAAAAATACACTAGCAGTAGACACTACAGAAAATAAAATAAGTTGGTATTGTTTTCATGCGTCTTGTAAAGCACGAGGAAAAAAGGAAGGAGAAAAAGATATGCGTTATGTAGAAAAAGTATTTAATGGTAATAAACAATTACATATAGAAGATTTAGACTTTCCAATACCAGATAGTTTTCAATCTATATATTCTAATGATAAAGCTATGCGTTGGTTATCAAATAATAATTGTTGGGAGTCTTGGTCTTGGGGTAGAGCAGATTTTAAATATGATGTAAAACAAAATAGAGTTGTGTTCTTAATAAAAAATAGAGTGTCACATAAAATAGTAGGTGCAGTAGGTAGAGCATTAAGTAAAGATGACTTTCCTAAATGGTATATGTATGGCAATAAAGATGTGCCATTTAAATGTGGTGAGTGCAATGATGCAGTTATTGTAGAGGATTGCCCTTCTGCTTGTGCAGTATCCAATGTATTAACAGGTATAGCAATTATGGGTACTAAATTAAAAGCAGTACACAAAAATCATTTGCAACCATATAAAAATTTATATATATGTTTAGATAGAGACGCTACAACAAAAGCATATGATATAGCAAAAGATTTAAGGTCTTCTGGATTTGAAAATATAATAGTAAAACCTCTTGAAGATGATTTAAAATACTATAACACAGAACAAGTAAGGGAGATATTTTATGATTGAAAAGCAAATGATTAGACTTATGTTGAATAAAGAATTTTATACACAACATAAGGGTATGTTATCACCAACAGTATTTGCAGGTGATATAAGTTCTTTGTATGAAACAATACAAAAAGCACACGAAAAATATAGTGATGATATAAAAGTAGATGAGTTATATTCTTTGCATACTGCTATATTTAATCCTGCATTAACTCGTGCTGCAAAAGAAAAGTTTAGTGAGTTAGTAGAAGATATAAAAGAAGTACAAGAGCCAAGTAAAGAGATAGCAAAAGATATTATGCGTATACTATCTGATAGAGATTTGGCACAAAGAATAGCAGTAGAAGCTACAGAAATATTTAATGGTAAGGAAGCAAACTTTACCGATATATCTGGTATGATAGAAAAGCATAAACAAAATATTAATGAAGAAAAAACTCCTGCAGTTACAAACGATGTAGAACAAGTATTAGATTTATTAGATGTAACTACAAAATGGAAATTTAATATACCTGTGTTAAAAGAAAATGTAGGTGGTATTGGTGGTGGTAATCTTATGATAGCATTTGCTAGACCAGAGACAGGCAAGACTGCATTTTGGGTTAGTTTGTGTGCAGGACCAAATGGTTTTGCAGAACAAGGTGCAAAGATACATGCTTTTATAAACGAAGAACCTGCAATAAGAACACAGATGAGAGCAATATCCTGCTATACTGGTATGACTAGAGAAGAAATAATACAAGAAAAAAATATAGCACAAAACTCTTGGACTGAAATAAAAAATAATATATCTATGTTTGATACAGTTGATTGGTCAATGGAAGATATAGATGCACATTGTGAAAAGCATAAACCAGATATAATAGTGATAGACCAGCTAGATAAAATAAATGTAAAAGGTTCATATGCAAGAACAGATGAGAAGTTAAGGCAGATATACACAAGTGTAAGAGAGATAGCAAAGAGAAGAGATTGTGCAGTTATTGCAATATCTCAAGCATCTGCTGATGCACACAATAGAAATAGTATTTCATTTGACCAGATGGAAAACTCTAAAACTGGTAAGGCAGCCGAAGCTGATTTAATTATTGGTATAGGTAGAAACTCTAATAGTGATTTAGAAAATAAAATAAGAACATTATGTATAAGTAAAAATAAAATAAATGGTTATCATGGTGAACCTGTGTGTACCATTAGAAGGGCAATAAGTAGGTACGAAGTATGAGTTTTTCAGATAGACTATTAAATATAATTATTTTATTTAGTATATTTTTTGTTTTAATATATTGTTGCTATGTAACTTTTCATATACAAGATATGTGGGATATGATTATTAAATATGAAAATGAATTAGATAGTTACAAAAAAGAATTAAGACATTTAAAAATACTAATCATATCTATGAAAGGAGATTTAGTATGATTACAACAGTTGATGTAGAAACATCTTGGCAAGTAACAAGTACAGGTGGATATGATCCATCACCATTTCATCCTGATAATATATTAGTTAGTGTTGGGCTAGACTCTGACTATGGTGATGAGTATTATTTTACAGGACATTCTGAAAGGATTAGTAAGGGGGGTAAAGCTAGAATACAAGAGGTACTAGATGAAACAACTTTGCTAGTAGGTCATAATATAAAATTTGATTTGATGTGGTTATTAGAATCAGGATTTAAATATAATGGTAGAGTTTATGATACAATGCTAGGAGAGTATATACTTAATAGAGGTATAAGGAAAAGTTTAACATTAGAAATGTCTTGCCGTAGAAGAAGAATTGGATCAAAAGATAATCGTATAAAGGAATATACAGATAGAGGTATACCCTTTCAAAATATACCTGCAGATGTAGTTGAAGAGTATGGTAGAATGGATGTAGAGATAACTAGAAGATTATTTGATTCACAAATGAGTGACCTAAAAATGGCTAAAAATAAGGGTTTATTGATGACTCTAAAGATGATGAATGAATTTTTAGTTGTGCTATCTGACATGGAAAGAAATGGAATCAATATTAATTTAGAAGAACTTCATAGTGTAGAAAAACAATATCGTGCAGAGTTTGCGTATTTAAAACAAAAGATAGATAAGATTGTGTATAAACAAATGGGTGATACTAAAATTAATTTATCAAGTCCAGAACAATTATCTTGGTTAATATATTCTAAAAAACCAAAAGATAAAAAAGAATGGGCTAAAATATTTAATGTTGGTATAGATAAAAGCACAGGTAAAAATAAAAGAAGACCTAACTATTCACGACAACAATTTAGAAATTTAGTAGCAGACAATACAGAAACAATTTTTAGAACTGTGGCTGAACAATGTATAACCTGTAAAGGTAAGGGTGTAATTAAAAGAATAAAAAAAGATGGAAGCCCATACAAAAATTATACCAAGTGTCCAGATTGTGATGGCGATGGCTACATATATTCACCTATGGCAAAGATAGCAGGATTTAGACAAAGACCTAGAAGTGTATATGATATAGCAGAGTCTGGTTTTAGAACAGATAGAATAACTTTAACTAAAATAGCAGCAGAAGCAGAAGGTGAGTTTAAAAATTTTATTGATGCTATTGTTAGGCATAATGCAGTAGATACTTACTTAAATACTTTTGTAGAAGGATTAAAAAATTTTACAAATGAAAAAGGTTTCTTACATCCTAAATTTATGCAAGCAATAACTGCAACAGGCAGATTGTCTAGTCGTGATCCTAATTTTCAAAACCAACCAAGGGGTAAAACATTTCCTATAAGAAAAGTTGTAACATCTAGATTTGAAAAAGGTAGTATACTAGAAGTAGATTTTGCACAATTAGAATTTAGAACTGCTGTATATCTTGCCCAAGATAAACAAGGTATGGAAGATATAAAAAATAAAATAGATGTTCATCAATACACTGCAGATATTATAGGTGTATCAAGACAAGATGCAAAGGCACATACATTTAAACCTTTATATGGTGGTGT